CACAACAAATGTTTGCTCCCGTTATGGAAGAGATGCCTATTGAAACATTAAAAGAAGAGATGGTTGCAATGGTGCAAGAAGAAGTTCCTTTTATGGAAATGATAGAAGAGTTAGCACCACCTCCACCAGCGTCAGCTATGGAAGAAATGGAAGAGGAACCAAAAGAAATAATTAGTTTACCATCAGGTCCGGCACAGCAAGAGGAAGAACCAATAGCAAAAGAAGAAATGACAAGTGCACCACCTATGGAAACAGCACCAGCAAAAGAGGAGATGACAAATGAACCTAGAAAAGAACCAAAAGAGAGGGAAGCGATTACAGAAAAGCCTAAAGAAACGATTACAAAGGAGGCACCTAAAAAAAATGCTCCAAGAAAAACGCTTAAAGCAGAGAAGAAACCCAGTAGCAAAGGCACTGTTAAGTCTACCCGAACTCAGGCAGCAGGTGACAAGGAGCAAGAAACTGTACAAGAGGGTAAAGCTAAGATTGCAAACGTTGCTAGAGTAATGGAGAAAATAGACCAGAATATTAAAGACAAATCTAAAAATTTGCAACTAAAAAATTTAATTAAATTAGATGCTATGACTAGTGACCAAGCGTCATTAAACATATATAATGTTCCGTTTTATAAACCAAAAGATATCTACCTAGATCAACTAAATATGCAAGATAACAGGCAAATATACGTTAATGTAAATCTTGCAACGTATGTTGAAAATGATAAGATCACCGTCAACAAGAAAAAACTTAATGAGGTTCAGTTTAAGAAACAACAAATCTTATTAGAGTTGGAGAGGTTACGTAATGGATAAATTAAAAAATAATCTAGCTTCTGTTGCTGCGCTTATTGCAGCCGTGGTTGCAATCGGTGGTGGCTTTGCAAAGTTTGGTGAAATGCAAACTAAAATAGATGCATTATCTAGCGCAAAAGGTGTAGATATATCTGGTTTAGAAATGCAAGTGCAGGACTTAGAAAAAAACATGGCTATTTTACAAACAGAAAACAAACTGTTTAAAACTATGTTAGAAGAAATGAAACTTCAATCAGGCAACCCACTATCACAATAATGAAAAAATTTATAAAACGATTGATCGAAAAGATCTTTGGTAAAAGATGTAAGTGTAATGAAAATATCAGATAACACAGCAATTAGTATGCCTGTAAGAAATCTTATAGCAATACTATTAGCTGTAGCAGCTGGAGTGTGGAGTTATAGTGAGATAACTACGAGACTTATAACATTGGAGACGCAAAGTAAATTAATAGCCAAAGATTTAGATTCTGCTAACGAATTTATTATTGGTGTGCCTAAAGGTAAAATGGTTTCGCCACAAATACAGGAACTTTTTATGTTAACAGAAGATCTTTATGGTACTGTAGAAAAATTAGAAAAGAATCAAGAACAAAATATGACAAACAAAGTTAACATAGAATTTTTAAAAGATCAGTTAGAAAAAGCTTTAACTGATATTGAGAGATTAAAAGATAAACAAAGAGAATTTGCAAACGGGAACGGTCATTAATGGATAGAAACACTAAAAAAGTATTACAATATATTTCTGACATGGAAAAACAGGCTAAACAAATGAGTTATGTTAAACATCTTAAAAAAGAAGTTGAAATTAATGCCACAGGTACACATAAATATAGAATTAAATACGGATCAAACAAAGGACTTGTAACAAAATGATTGCAGAAATTGTAGCCCTTTTAATGTTTGTAGGACCTGATATCAAGGAGCACAGAATACAACCATCTATGTCTGTGTGTTTAAAAGGCAAACGTGAAGCTACTAGAGTACCTCAAGAAAATATAGATTATAAATGTATTAAATCTAAAGCAGAATTAGAAACAAATATAGATGGATCTCAATCAATTAAAGCATTAATATTGGAGTAATTATGAAATTAACGGCTAATATAACCTTAGACGAACTTACCAAGTCACAAACGGCTGAACGTAAGGGCATCAATAACAACCCATCACCAGAGCAAATAGAAAATTTAAAAGCTCTTGCAGTAAATATATTACAACCTATACGTTCACATTTTGACAAACCATTGATTATATCATCAGGATTTCGATGTGCTCAACTGTGTGTAGAAATTGGTAGCAGTGTAAACAGCCAACATGTAGCAGACGACGAAGCGGCTGCAGCAGACTTTGAGATACCTGGTGTAGATAACAGGGAACTCGCAAGATGGATTAGAGATAATTTAGAAGTAGATCAAGGAATTTTAGAATTTTACAAAGACGGCGAACCAACATCGGGCTGGATACATTGCTCGTACTCTCGTAACAAAAACAGGCAACAGTGGTTGCGTGCTATGAGAGAAGATGGTAAAGTTAACTATAAGCCGTGGCTGGAATGAAGAAAGACGAAACAGGATTATTTCATACAGAAATTGTAACTGGTGATTGTCCAGAGTGTAAATGTAAAAGTATGTTGGTAAAGATATATGATAATCTTTACAGATGTGTTAACTGTGGTGAAGATACAGAACAAAAAGTTAATGGTGTTATTAAGTATATGAAAGTAGATAGTGAAACTAAAATGGCTATAAGAGAGTTTATGGATGGCTAAAAAGAAAGCTCTGTTTGGAGTATCTAATTACCATAAACGCACACCAAAGAAAAGACCAGGAAGGATAAGAAAGAAACATGGACCAAGAGCAAATAAGCGTAAGAAGTATCGTGGCCAAGGACGGTAGTTTAGAATTATTCTAATATGAAACCTATAATGATTACATTAATGTACTTAACTTTTGGTGGAGACATCAAGTTAGATACGTTTGAGATACAAGATAGTTGTAGTAGTTGGTTTCATTCTAATATTACTGCTGTTGAGAAACAAAAGAAAACTTTTATGAGCAATCATTACTATCATATGTATAAAGGTAAAAGAGTTATAGGTTATGTTTGTGGAGGAGATGAACCAAAATGAAATATAAACCACTACCTTTTTATTTAACTATTAAAGAATCTGAAATACATGGATTAGGTTTATATAGTCTTACAGAAATACCAAAAGATACCACAATAGGTATGACACACATAGAAATTGAAAATGATCTTATCAGAACTCCGTTAGGGGGATTTATAAATCACTCAGAAAAACCTAATTGTGAAAGAAAAAAACATAACAACAGATGGTTTTTAAAAACAATAAAAAATATAGATAAAGATGAAGAACTAACTCTAGAATATAGTATGTATAAACCCTAGGTTGTATTTACCTGACGGCAATAAAATTTTACATATAATCTATTTGCATTCATTTGATCATCACCTAACATATCAATAGTAGCCAATGTATTAATTGTGCCTTGTCTAGAACACTCAGTCCAAGTGTCATGTTCAAGAAAATGTTGTTCAGGCATACAATTACCATATAAGCCCGAGCATATTTGCATTACTAATAAAAATTTTATCATTGACAATCCCACAAAAATAGTCCTATATAATGACTTAAAACAGAAAAGGAAAGAAATGACTGATATATCAAAATATAGAAACGTGTCTTTACCACATTCAGTTTATAACAATTTGATTAAGATATCAAAAGTTAAAGTGGATGGGGCGACATTATCGATAAGTAAGACAATAGAAATACTTACAAATGTAGAAGTAAAAAAACTAAACGGAAAAATAAAGGAAAAAAAATAATGCTTGAATTAACTGTAGAACAAAGAAAACTATTAGTAGACTATATGGCAAGGAGACCGTATGCAGAAGTGTATATGTTAATGGCAATGTTAATGGATCTAAAACCAACTAAACAAGATAAGAAAGATGACAAAAAAAATCTGTCCTAGATGTACAGGAAATGGGTATATAAGAATACCTAATGAAGCTGTGGGCATATCAAAAGAAGTTGTAACACAGTGTACAATGTGTGATAGTCAAGGAGAATTAGATTATGAAGAACCTAATTATGATTATAATGGGATTAACACTGACAAGTTGCAGTGAGATACTAATAATATCTAGTGGAGCTAGTGTTGCTGTATCCCATAACGCATATGTAAAAGCATATAATGGCGTGGATATGCTGACAATTATGCAAACAGAAAAAGGTATAAAACAACACGCATATGAAAGGATGAAACATGAAACACAAAAGTTTAAGTCAGATGAATAAAGAAAAGAAAATGAAACCTATGACACTTCAAGAAGAATATAGAAATGCAGATGTGCCTATGCCTAATGAATTATTACATGCGTCTAACACTGAAGAATTTAAAGCCGATGATATAGAAGCTATGGATAATGCAGGGGTAGAGTACGCTCAATTTTTAAAACACTTTTTTAAAGGAGAGAAAAAATGAGAATAGTAATAATACTTATAGCGTTAATGTTAACTTCTTGTACAAAATATACCTTACATTTTGGTAAAGCTTGCACTCCAGATAACAGAGAGTGGTCTTATGTTTGGTTTATGGAAAAAGATGGAACAGTTAATGTAGCTAAAGAAAATTGTATTAAATGAGTGATAGAGGATATAATGATCTAGAGGCTACCATAGAAAGACTAAAATTTAGAAACGAGAAACTACACCAACACAACGAGAAGATAGAACAAGAAATTATAGAGTTAAGAAAAGATAACAAAAGCCTTGCTAAACAAGTAGAGGATCAGATAAAACAGTTTAGAAATACAGGCGCTTTATGATCATAAAATTTATAGTAAGATTAAGAATGTGGTATGCAGATATCAGAGGTCATCACGGTAAACGTTGGGATTATGAACCTGGTGATTGGTACATGGGAAGACATAAAAAGAAGAAAAAATAGTTTATGAATAAAAATAAACGTGGTTGTTGGGCTGAGAAATTAGCAATAGCCTACCTTATGAATAAAGGCTTTGATGTGTTCGATTCGTGTCAAACTAATGGTCCTGTGGATCTTGTTGCGTTTGATAGAAAGCTACAAACCGTTGCTTTGTTTGAAGTTAAATCAGAAAACTATAGACTAACAGGACCAAAAAAAGGCACACGCATAGCAAGAGCTAGGAGAGATAAAACTTTAAGACATGTTATTAATATGTTATATGTAGATAAAGACGGAAAGATACGAGAAGGATTTGTAAGAGAATGAAAAAATTATTAGAAAGATTAGAAGTGTGGTCGTTATATTATAGACAAGAAATACTTTGGTTTATAGCTGGATTTATACTTGGAGCTATAATCTTGTGACAATAAAGATATTACAAGGCAACTGCATAGATAAGATTAAAGAGTTGGAAGATAACTCTATTGATTGTGTCGTAAGCTCCCCACCTTATTTCGGATTAAGAAATTATAAAGTTGATGGTCAGTTTGGTTTAGAAAAAACTTATCAAGAATATGTTGCTAACACAGTTAAAGTATTTGAAACTTTTAAACCTAAATTAAAAGATACTGCTACAATCTGGTGGAATGTTGGAGATAGTTATAATAATAAACCAGCTGGAAATAAGGATTTAAAAAAGAGTAGTGGACTTCCTAATAAAAAGGAAAATTTACATAAAAGAAAAGATAATATTTCAAAAGTATTACTTAAATCTCTTAAAGAAAAAGATTTATTAATGATACCTAATAGAGTTGCGATAGCTCTACAAGACGCAGGTTGGTATATTAGATCAGAAATTATTTGGCATAAACCAAACCCAATGCCAGAAAGTATAAAAGATAGACCCACAAGCTGCCATGAAAAGATATGGTTAATTACTAAGAATAAAAAATATTATTATGATCATGAGTCCATAAAAGAGCCTTTAGCACAAGGAACTTATTTAAGATACCATAATCAAAAAAATATTTTAAAAAATCAAAAGGGTTCTTTCATAGCTCATGCTGGAGTAAAAAGTAATGGTCCTATGAAACCTGTAATATCAGGAAATAAAAGAAATAAAAGAAATGTTTGGACTATAACTACTAAACCTTTTAAAGACGCACACTTTGCGACTTTTCCTAAAGATTTAATTGAGCCATGTATTAAAGCAGGTTGCCCTAAAGGAGGTATCGTTTTAGATCCTTTTGGTGGCAGTGGTACGACAGGGGTAGTTGCAGCTCATAACAATCGTAATGCTATTTTAATAGAACTTAATAAAGAGTATATTAGTATTGCTAATAAAAGAATTAATAAAGAACTTGGATTTTTTAATACATGAAATGGAAAATATTAGATCTGTTTAGTGGATTAGGTGGATTTAGTTTAGGTCTTGAACGAACAGGACATTTTAAAACAATAGCATTTTGCGATAATGATAAATATTGTAATTTAGTGCTGCAAAAACATTGGAAAGGAGTTAAAATATATAATGACGTTAAAGAAATCACAAAAGAAAGACTTGAGGCAGATGGAGTTGAAGCTCCAGACATCATCACAGGAGGTTTCCCATGCCAACCGTTCTCGGTCGCTGGCAAACAAAAAGGAACGAGTGACGACAGACATCTCTGGCCAGAGATGTTTCGCATCATCAAGGCATTCAAACCTAGGTTCGTTATTGGCGAGAATGTGCCAGGAATTGTTAACATCCAAGACGGCGTGGTCTTCGAAACTGTGTGCACTGACTTGGAAAGTCAAGGATACGAAGTTCAACCGTTCAATATTCCAGCTTCAGCCGTCGGTGCTCCGCACCAAAGAAAAAGAATTTGGATCATTGCAAGTTTGGAGGACTCCCGACGCACATTGCAACAGAGGACCGAGCTCCGAGAAAAGAATGAAGATGAAGTTGGAAAAGAAAATGCCAATCAGCATCAACGATCAAGTAGCTCATCCGAATCTAATGTGGCCAACACCGAACAGAGCAGACCATCTAGCGAATCAATCGGAAACATTGGAAGCGTGGAAGAAGAGAGCAGCAGAGAAAAAGAAAGAGGGAATCAATCTTCAATTCGCACTTCGACACGCAGCACAGATGTGGCCAACTCAAGCTGGTGGCAGTCTGAACCCAACGTGGGTCGAGTGGCTAATGGGGTATCCGGCAGGGTACACCGACTTAAAGGATTGGGCAATTCTATCGTCCCGCAAATCGTCGAAGAAATAGGATATGCTATAATTAAAGCAACAGAAAGAAAATGAAATCTAATAAAAGAAATTTATTTGAAACGTGTATAGATGTAGGCACTGGCCTTATTCTGTCCACATTTATACAGTTATATATCTTTCCGTTCTTTG